ATACAACCGGTGCTACAATTAGATTATTAAAGACACCGGCTAATTGGTATCATTTTAATAGTGGCGGAACAGCTACGACTGGTGATATAAAAGGTGGGGGATGGAACTTATCTTCTGGACCCGCAACCTTAAAAACGATAGGACCACAATAATATGGCATATCTTTTAGCAAATTTAGAAGACGATCTTAAAAATTACACAGAAGTAGGCAGTAATGTTTTTACTTCGGCTGTTATGAATAAATTTATAACAAATGCTGAGATGAGAATATATAGAGCTTTTGATGCTGATTTAGAAAGATTCTATGCAACATCTAACTGTGTTATTGGAAATAGATATGTAACTATTCCTCAAGATTTAAGAGTTATAAGATATGTTCAATTAAAAGATGATGACGGTAACCAAACTTTTTTAGAACAAAGAGATCCGAGTTTTATGGCAGAATATTATGCTACACCCGGGTCTTCTTCAACTAGTATACCTAAATATTATGGGAATTGGGATGAAGAATATTGGGTAATAGCTCCCACACCAGATACAGCCTATGAAATTACTTTGGCTTATAACAAAGAGCCAACTAGTTTAACAAACACTACAACACCCGCTGCCGCTCCAGCGGCTACAAATGGAACTTATTTATCTAATAAATATCAGGACTTGCTTTTATATGCATCTCTAGTAAATGCATATGGATACTTGAAAGGTCCGATGGATATGTTACAATACTATGATAAAGCTTATACAGAAGCTTTAGAAACGTACGCGAGAGAACAATTAGGTCGTAGACGCAGAAACGAATATCAAGATGGGGTTATTCGTCTTCCAATTAAATCTGAATCACCATCAACTTATTAAGGAGATAAAAAAATATGGCAAACGTAATACCTTATTCCTTTCGTGGAGAGTTATTCACTGGAACACATAATTTTGCTTCAGGCGGAGATGCTTTTAAATTAGCTTTATACACTGCAAGCCCTTACACTACAGCAAGTACTGTCTATAGTGCAACAAGTGAAGTAAGTGCTTCTGGAACAGCTTATACAACAACTGGAAATACCTTAACAGGTAATGCAGTTGCATATGGCACAGCAGTAGCTACTTGTGATTTTGCGGACACGGAGTGGACCTCAGCTACTTTTACAGCAGCTTTTGGAGCAATTTATAATGACGATCAAAGTGATAAATTATGTGTTGTGTTAGATTTCGGAGGAAATAAAACTTGTACTAATGGTACATTTAAAATTACTTTCCCTGATCCATCGACACCGGCCGATGCTATCATAAGCATGAGTTAATAGGAGAATAAAAAATGGCTTTAGTTTTAAACGACAGAGTTAGAGAAACTAGTACTACTTCAGGAACCGGAACTTTAAGTTTAGCGGGAGCGGTAACCGGTTGGCAAACTTTTGTTGCAGGAATTGCAACTGGGAATACAACTTATTATGCAATTCATGAAGAAGGAACAGCTAATTGGGAAGTTGGAGTTGGTACTGTAACTGATGCAACGCCCGATACACTTTCTAGAGACACTATTTTAACAAGTTCTAATTCAGGATCAGCAGTGACTTTTGCTGGTGGTACTTTAAATGTATTTTGTACATTGCCGGCTGCTAAATCCGTTTATGAAGATGGAAGCAGTAACGTAACTTTACCAGCAGATTTAACTATTGGGGCATTATTAAAAATGCCGGATGTTACAGCAGGAAAAATTTTAATAGGAGATGGTACATCTTATCAAGAAGATGCTATGTCAGGGGACGCAACTATTGCTACAGGCGGAGCAGTAACACTGGCTAATACAGCAGTATCAGCAGGGTCGTATACTACTGCAGATATAACAGTTGATGCAAAAGGAAGATTAACATCAGCTTCGACGGGATCGGGAGGAGCAACTAACGGATTTGTGATTGCAATGTCGATCGCACTCTAGTATAAGGAAATTATGGCACAGAATTTTAGAAACTATTTAATACAAAACACAGGAACAGTAGCAGTAGACCTTTTAGGAGGTGCTATCGGTGCTGGTACTTATGATTGTGTGATAAGTTTAAGATTAGCGAATACAACAACAAGTACTATTTCTGTAGACGTCTATATTAAAGACACCAATAATTATTATTTAATTAAAAATGCGCCCATAGTAAGCGGCGGATCATTAGAATTAATGGATGGGGGAAGCAAAGTAGTTTTACAAGCGGGACAACAACTTTATGGTATTTCCGATACAGCTTCATCTTTAGATACGGTAGTAAGTGTAGTTGATCAAATTAGTACGTAAGGAGGAATCATGGCTTATTTAGGAAACGCTCCAAAAAATAATTTACTTACCATGAACTCTTCGCAGTACAATGGTAATAATTCAGATACAGATTTTACTCTTACACAGGCCGTAGGAAATACAAACGAAATTGAAGTTTTTGTTGGAAACGTCCGTCAGGACCCCAACTCAGCATATTCAGTCACAGGTGGAACAACTTTAGCTTTTACCGCAGCACCCCCAACAGGAACCAATAATATTTATGTAGTCTACATCGGTAAAGCTGTGGGTACTACAACTCCCGGTTCAAGTTCAATTGAATACGGAATGATAAAATCAATCAACGGTGGTTATGAAAACTTAGCAACCATATCAACTGCAATCACAGTTGGAGCATCAGATAATATGATGCTATGTGGTCCGGTATCTTTTACTGGCACTGTTACAGTAAGTGGAACGTTAACGGTAGTATAATGGCAACTTTATTTGTAGATAAAATAGACCCGCAATCAGGAACAGCTTTAGAGATAGGTAGTTCTGGGGATACTATTACTACTGCAACAGGAGCTAAACCAAGTTTTCTATATCCAGCTTTTGAAGCTTTTGCTAATACAGGTGTAAATGTATCTGATAACACAAACACAAAAGTTCAAGTTAATACAGAAGTTTTTGATTCAGATAGTTGTTATGACAATTCTACAAACTATCGTTTTACTCCAAATAAAGCAGGTAAGTATTATGTTTATGCAAAAGGGAGAGGTGACGCTAGTGGAACAAATAATGTTTTAAGAGTTATTACTATAATTTATAAAAATGGTGCTGAACTTATAAACTCACCTCAATATGGTAATATTTCAAATCCTCATAACTATTTTACACCTTTTGTAGCTGGAGTAGTTGATATGAATGGTTCATCAGACTATGTTGAATTTTACATCAACGTATTATTTGATAGTGGAACTGGAGATTATTTTGGTGATTCTAGTTTAAGAACAACTACTTTTGGTTCATTCAGGATAGGAACATAATATGGGAACAATTAAAACAACAAATATAGAATCGATATCTGGATCAGGAACAGTGACGATGGGTACGTCGGGAGAGACTTTTACAGTTCCTTCAGGTGTTACAGCTACGGGTTTTAATAACCCAGCTTTTGAAGCTTCACTTTCTGCCAATCAAAATATAAGTGATGTTACAGATACTAAAGTTGAATTTAATACAGAAACCTTTGATACAGATGGTTGTTATGACAATAGTACAAATTACAGGTTTACACCAACAACTGCTGGTAAGTATTATATATATTCAAGAGTACAATGTGATGCTCAAGCAGCCAGTAATTTTCAACAAGCTCAAATAAAAATATATAAAAATGGTAGTAGAGTTGCTCAAACACAAATGAATATGAATGCTAATCAACCAGAAAACATTGGAGTAAATGTTTTTAATATAATAGATATGGATGGTTCTAGTGATTATTTAGAAATATTCGCATATGTTGACGACACATCTTCAACACCAACAATTAGAGGAAGTGCAAGTTATGCTTGGACTTGTTTTGGAGCATACAGGATAGGAACATAATGGGATCAATTATTAAAGTAAACGAATATAAAGATTTTGGCAACAACGCTATCATGACGAGTGATGGTGCTGGGGTTGTTACTCCTAATGCAAGTGGAATTAAAAATACTCCAGCTTTTGCTTTAAGAAAATCAGGTGATCAAACTATAAGCACAGGAGCTAATACTTTAATTACTTGGGATGTTGCACAAATAGATACAGCTAGTGGATTTGATAATAGTGCTGATAGCTATACAATTCCTGCTGGACAAGGTGGAACATATTTTTGTACTTTAGCTGTTGGTTGGAGTTCCGATTCAAGAGTAATTTTAAGTATAGAAAAAAATGGTGCAGCTGTTGTTGCAAGTGATGGAGAAGATGGTAACAATTTAGCTTTTCAAAATTTTAGTTGTATATTAAATTTAAGTGCTGGAGATGTTTTAAAAACATATTATTACATGGTTAGCTCTGGAGGACCAATAAGAGAAAAAAATAATTCAGGTCAATATGTAACAAGATTTGAAGGATTCAAATTAATAGGAGCATAGATTATGGCATTAAGTAAAGTAGACGGAACAAATTTTGTAGACCCAACACTTCCAGTAGCTTCTGGAGGGACAGGTGCAATCACTTTAGCTGCTGCAGGGTTAGCTAATACTCCAGCTTTTGAAGCTAAAATGACAGGAGTAAGTACAGCATTAACGGAAGCTACTTTAACTACATTAACTGTTTATGATTCAGAAGATTTTGATACTGACAATTGTTTTGATCCAAGCACAGGAAAATTTACTCCAACTGTAGCTGGAAAATATTTTATTGAAGCGTCTGTTTTAGTAGATAGAGGTGGTGCAACTATGAGTGATGTTTATATGGCTTATTTACAAATATTTCAAAATGGAAGTAGTGGAAGCAGTTATGATAAAAGAACTATTTTTCAGCATGATATGAGAAACAATGGTGGTAGAGGTTTTCAATTAAAAGCTTCTGGTATTTTTGATATGAATGGTTCATCAGATTATGTTTATACAGCAGTATATTTAAATACATCAAGCAATAATGATGGAGTTGTAGCTGGAGAAAGTAATTACAGTTGGTTTAGAGGATTTAAATTAATAGGAGCATAATGAATAAAATTATGATAAATAAAAGGAATTAAGGAGGAAACAACTATGGCAAGTCTATCGACACAAGTAAAGAAGTACGCATCTAACAACGGAGTAGCATCTGTTGATTTTACTAAAGATGTAATGCTTCAAGATGATTCCAACGGCCAAGGTCCATACATAAAAACATGGAACCTAGCTATTGCGAAACCATCAGCTGCTGATTTAAGCGCGGTTGATTCTGATGCAGATGCTATTGAAGCATTAGCAGCAGTTCATTCGGCTAGAAGAACGGCTTACGGTGACGTGGGTTCCCAGCTTGATATGCAGTATCACGACAATGTTGATGGTACTACTACATGGAAAGATCATGTAGCAAAAGTCAAAGCTGATAATCCAAAATCGTAAAGGAGTAACGTATGGCCTATGTAGGCAAGGCTCCTCAAACGGGAGCCTATCAAATATTGGACGATATTTCAGGATCGTTCACCGGATCGACACCAGGACCGTTTAACTTAACGGTCGGCGGCACAGCTGTGTCTCCAGGAAACGAAGCATCTGTAATTATTTCTGTATCATCGGTAGTTCAAGAACCGATTTCCGCGTTCAGTATTACAGGGTCTACAATTACTTTTACCGGCAATCCTGCATCATCAGATACTTTCTTTGGTGTAGTGTTGGGT